CGGTTATTGGGATTCTACTGCTTTTTAATTATTAAGCGAAAGCACCACGGGTAATAGCACCAGTGATTTGGAACTCGGCTGAATAGGAAACAATGTCGCCTACTCCTGCTGATGTTTCATATGAAGTCAAGAAGCACTCACCTGTGTACTTTGTAAAAGTAGCAGTTGAACCTTCGGGACCATACTCAAACGATACTGAATCGGTCTTTCCTACGATAGCAGCCAAGTGCGTATCTACTGTTGCGTCAAATGAACCTTCAACGCTGATAGTTGCGCCCGTGAAACCAATTACATAGGAGCGGTCAGACGAACCAAATGAGGTTGTCTCCAAAGTTTCTGCTTCCCGAGGGAAGGAAACTGAATTAAGTGTGTTGCTTATATCGGTAAGTGAGCCAGCGTTATTATCTACTTTGAATACCGCCGATTTACCATGTCTAAATGTTGGCATTTGTTATCTCCTTGAAAATGCGACGCTACGGGTTATAGCGCCTGTGCCTGTTGCGATGGTTGTTCTTGTTCTTAAGTAACGATTTACTGTCGTACCTGAAGCAACTTCATATCGTTCTGAATCTAGTGACGAGATTCCAACTGTTCCGAATACAACTAAATCAGCCCAAGTTGAGTTATCGGCTGAATGTTGTACCGCGATTACAGTAGTTGCTGTTCTAGCGTTCGCTGTGACATGAAGGTGCGCTACTCCACCATTAGTTGTAGAAGCAGCATTATCAACACTTGTGGTGTTGGTTGTAGCAGATACGGCAGTCTGGCAAATTAACCAAACACCCGAATCTAATCCTCCATTTGCTATCGCCTCTGCCGAGACAGAAACAACATCAGTTAGAGGACTACTAATTTCATATGAAGTAGAAGACGCTTTCGCAAGAATTGTTCTACCGCCAATAGAGGTGCTGTCTGTTGATACTGTGACTACCTTGTCTGTCGTATTGCCAAGAGCCTCAGAAAAGATTTCGTCTACGGCGTCTGTACTTCCATCAAATAATCCTTCAAATGAAATTGAGCCTTCGTTGTGTCCAACTATGTATGAGCGGTCGCTTGAGCCGAAAGTTGTTGTCTCAGGAACTTCAACTCCATAAGAGGCAGAAGCACTATTTAAGAATGTGGTTAAGTCAATATCATCGCTTAATACAGTGGTGTTTTTACCATGGCGAAATGTAGGCATTAGTTGGTCTCCTCAACTGGTCGTTGAAACTCTGTTCCGTCTTGGACAAATCCATCTTTATCTGCGTCAACAGCATTTGGTTCAAAAGCGATTTCTGTTTTTGCCTTCACTGTTGGTTCAACCTTTTGATTTTTTCCATCAGGGAGTTCAATAAGTCCTTGGTCTAATAACCATTTAGCGGATTTTTCTGGCAGGTCTGAAATTAAATCTCCTGCTTCAGCACGCTGATTAGGCGGATAATCTATTCCCACTACTGCTCGGTATTGGGTCATGTAAGCCTCCTTACGGCAACACAGACCCAACTACCTGACCTCAAGGGTTCTGCGTGTAGTGGGGTCTCTTGGACTCGTTAGGTAAAGATTACCACTAATTAATCTAAATCTACTGTCACGCGCTAGTTCAATACCTCTATGTCGGCTACTCGCTTTTCTGGATACATACAGAAAGTAAGAACTCCTGCCTGTGAATGCTCTCCAGATACTTGCTCCCACCAAACACTTCCTCCATCAAGAGTTGGTGCTTGTAACCAGAAGCAACCACCCCAGTCTGCGGTTCGGAAATGATGGTAATGTCCAGAAACTAAAACATCGCTACCGCCAACAAACTGTTTACCTAATGCTTGTCTTTCAAGCCATCTTCTTATTTTCTGTTCAGCAGTTCCAGAAGCCTTAGCAACATGTCCATGAGTTAAACCAAGCACCCAACCTGCTACTTCAACTGTAATGCTTAATCTGTCCTTTGGTATCGCGAACTTAATATGACCATAGGACTCTTTGTTCGCCTCAAAGATTTCTGCTACTTGCTCAACAATAGCCAAATCATCATTGTCATTGAGAGTTGTGTAGGACTTTCCTGTGCTATTTCTGTTTTCACCATGATTACCGCCAACCGCTATAACTCTTACAACTGGAAATAACCTAGACCATCTGATTAAAGCATCTCTTAATAATCGTCTTGCTACTTTAACTTGGTCGCGTCTATCTAGTTCAACACCAAAGGTCTGTTGAGCATAATGCCCTACGCAACCTTCAATAGAATCACCAGTCCAAAGAACACAGAGTTCGCCAAGCGGTCTGTTTAATCTTTTCAGTTCCTTGATACGGATTTCAACATCATCTATGCTTTTCAGTATTCGCGCTACTGTTCCTTTTAATCCATCCCCATCAGGCTTCGCAATTTGCCAGTCAGCAAGAACTACACAGAAAGCACCTTCGCCTAACACTTTTGCTTGAGTTCTAGGTTTATGTTTTTTTATTTCGTTTTCAAGTTCTTCTAAATCAATATCAAAGTCTTTTAACTTCTGGACTACTTTGCCTTTCCATTGGCGATTAAGTCCTATCTCTGGATTACCCCAAGCGTTAAATAACACTGGTTCAATAACGGAAAACTTCTCTGGGTCAAGTCCCCATAATTTAAGAACCGCACTCCAGTTAGGTGCTTCTTCTGCTGGCATAGCAGTAGTGGTTATAGTTCCTTCGTTGCCGTTCCAGACAACTCCTGCTTTCCACTCCGCACCCTTGTCGCGGATTACTGATTCTTTATCTGGGTTGTTGCTTGTTCTGAGTAATTTATCTAACTCTTCCTCAAGGCTCATTTACAGGCGCACCCAGTTCCAGTCCTTCTTCGGCGGTGTCGGCGCATAACCTCAGCACTTACTTCATGCCCATAGGTTTTTAACACTCGGCAAATATCACCAGCAAAGATATTCTTATCATCCATTATGGTATTAAGTAAGTCTTGTGTTTCTTTAGGCAGTGCTTCAATTATGGAACCTGCTGTACAGAAAAGACCGAAATGTGATTTCTCTTTATTTTTTAATGTGTTAAGAGCATCTTCAAGGTCACTAGGCTTGTTGGTTTGTTGCTTTACATCTTGAGCAGTTGAGTTTCCACGGGCGCGTGAGGTACTCCGCGAGAATGCGATTACACCTCCAGCATCGGGGGAGTTCGTCACGATTTTCTCCTCTTCCGTAAATGTCGCGTTTAACCTCTTGCGTCATCTAGTCTATACCCCTACATGGCAGTCCATGTTAAATACGACACGCGGTCTTTCTAGTTGGTCAAATCCCAAAGGAAAGAAACTACCAGTTGGTTCTGCTCTTACAATTAAGACCCCACCAGCAGTCACATTTACAATGCCAGCAACCAGAGTTCGCAGGGCTTGAGCAAGGTCTCTGGCTGTCGCATAATCATTACTTCCAGCGCGAACTGAAATCTGAACACTTGGTCTATCTAACTGAATAGCAGTAGCACCAAAGGTAGTAAGAGGAGCAACTCCCTGATATTCATAGATACAGACACAGACATCTGGAGTCTCAGGCATCTTGGAAAGGAATAAATTAGTTCCTATCGTTAGGTCACCTCTGTTGGTATCAATATAAGCCCCCAGCGCCTCTAGGACAGTCGCCATTTAGATACCCATAGACTTTCTAACCGAACGAAGTAATCGCCCCGATAAACCGACTATACGGCGTTTAGCAGGGTCTTCAAGATACTTGGATTTCTTACCATTTCGGTAGGTTCGCTCTAAGTCTTCGTGAACAAGAAGAGCGTAATCTGCTGCCGCACCGCCATAGGTAATCTCTACTACCAGTTCATTACCTTGAATCTGCGGTAAGCCCAACTTGCCTGAAGCCCGTAAGTTACCAGTATCAAGAGGAACTTCGTCTTGGCTCTCTTCAAAGATAAGTGCTGCTTCTCTATACAAGGCTTGGGATAAGGCTTGCCCAGCATTTGCTCCGCCACGAATCAGTATTTTAGTAAGTTCTTTAGCGTCAATTTCAACTGAGTTCTTAGCCACTGATAGCCCCAAATCTTACCTTTGTGTGATGAACTGTGGTCGTTCCAGCAGCACTGTATTTTACTTTACGAACCTCCACAATGCGTGGTTCAGGAGCAGTTCCGGGCAAGTCAATTCTGTCGCCTATTTCAATATCGGCATCCGAGAGAATGTATAGAGTTCCTGGTTCTGTTATCTCTACGCCTTGGTCATCTCGCTTAATGTTTATGTTAGAAACTACGCGACAAGCAAAAGAAGTCCCACTAGCACTTATTGTTTTTGCGCCATAGTTGTTTATTGAACTTGCCTTATAGACCACAACAGTATCTGTCATGTCCTCAGTCCATTTAGTTGGGCTTCCAGCGATAAAAGCCATCAGAGCCTCCTAGACTGTGTAGTCGTGTATTCCTGTATAGAAATCTGACTTGTAAGTTTCAACCTTCTTATTTGCGGTCGCGATAATGGCTTGAGCATTAACTTTAATTGAAGGTGGAAATAAATCATCCCTCTGAGCCCTAAGAGTCCTTGCCAGTTCTCGGAACTCTGCTGCTGAGGTTCCAAAGGACTCGGAGATACTTAGGTCGCCTACGCTTCTTGAATAGTTGCTTCTATGAGCATAACGACCAGCAAGAAGTTCGGCTGCTGCTATCGCGGCATCAAATACAGTTGCGTGAGTAGAGAGAAGGAAAGCGATTTCGTCATCCGTGTAATGCGCTTCGGCACTAATAGTATCGCCGATAAGAAAGCGAACTTTATCTCTATTAGTTGAAACTGTATCTACATAGGTAAATGCCATTACATACCACCGAGCATGAAAGCAGTTTGTCTAGCGCGGTCTAAAGCAGTTGTATCGGTAGCAAAGGTATCAACCAACATCGCACTTGTTACTGTGGCAGTATCTCCTGTTGTAATTACAGTACCGCTTCTATTTGGCAGAGTGATAGTTCTATCTGCCGTTGGGTCAACAACTGTAAGCGTGGTCTCAAAAGCATCTGCGGTTGAACCCTCAAAGATAATACTGGTCGTAACTTGCGGCGTATCAAGGAAAGTATCAACATCTGTCGCTAAATTAAGAAACGCAGTATGAATCGCGGGCGCGTCAGAAGCGGTTGGGTATCTAAACCCCTTAGTTGTTGTACCTGCCATGATGAACTCCTATTACTCAGTAATTTCTAGCCAAGATAAAGTTTCTTCGTCCCATGTAAATCTTTTGCCTTCTTCAACTGGCATTGGAGTTGG